AAATTACATTCATAATGGGAGAGTATATTCAGGTCATCGTTACTCTGGTGGGTGTAGCAGGTTCTGCTTCTATATGGAAGTATATGGAGATACGACTCAAGACTAAAGCAGAGATTAAGAAACAAGACAACGAAAACAACGACACAGTGCAGTTTAGAGATGACCTAAAACACAGAGTTCGTAACTTGGAAGCGTTATTATCCAAGTCTGGCGAAGAGAAAGATGAACTAAGAGAGCAAGTATTGGCACTTACCGCAGAGGTTCACGCACTAAGAGTGGAGGTAGATTACTTAAAAAGAGAGAACGAACGACTAAAGATAAGATAAGAGCATTAGATTGCACTATTGTTAGACAATGTGTCTTATATCGGACAAAAACCGAGTTATAGTGCTTTATATGACACTTTATGATATGCACTTTTTGCACAAACCAATTATTATAATACAAGATAATGAATAAGCTACAAAAGAACTTTAAAGAAGGAGTAACGACCACAATACTTGGATTCTTCTTACTGATTGGTAACTTCTACTACTTGACTGAGAAGGACGGTGATACTACTATCTTCTTTGGTACATTGCTTATCTCACTTGCACTATTCTTAGCACCTGATGACCTTGTAAAGGGTATTAAAGCACTTATAAAGCGTAATCAAGACAAAGAGATATGAAAGTATCTGAACAAGGATTAAAGCTAATTAAGAAGCACGAGGGTTATTCTGCAAAGCCTTATCTCTGTCCTGCTAAAATACCCACTATCGGATATGGTAATACTTTTTATCCTGATGGTACTAAGGTAACAATGCAAGACAAGCCCCTCTCTAAGGAGGTGGCTGACTTGCTTTTAAAGGTTATAGTTGCTAAGTTTGAGAAGTGTGTTAATGACAATGTAATTGCTGACGTTTCGCAGGAGCAATTTGATGCTTTAGTCTCTTTCACATATAACTTGGGATGTGGTGCTTTAAAGAAGTCTACATTACTGAAAAAAGTAAACGCTAATCCTTGTGACCCATCTATACTGAAGGAGTTTCTAAAGTGGAATAAAGCAGGAGGCAAAGTACTAAGAGGTTTAACGAATAGAAGAATAGATGAGGCTAATTATTACTTTGGCGATACTATTGATTAGTACGTCTTGTTCAGTTAAAAAACAAGTAGCAAGATCTGAATCACAAACAAAGGTTGAAACCGAGGTCATAAAAACCGAGGTTGAGACCATTAGCACTACAATGACAGAAGATGTAGACACCTACGAGGTGGAAGTAGTCGCAAAAGACTCACTACAGCCCATTACAATCAATTTAAACGGCGTTACACAGACTTTCTCAGGCGCAAGCAAAATTGTACTCAGAAAGAAAAAAGAGTCTGTTAAAACGCTTGAAACGAAGTCCGCTGAGTCCAACGAAAAGCGGACTGAGTCTGTAGAAGAAAAGAAAGGAGACGTAACAAAGGATGTCAGCAGAAATGGCATCAAGTTTCTTGTGCCACTCTTTATTTTAGTAGGGGTTGGATATGTACTCTACAGAATATCAAGAAAGACCTTTTTACTATAACGGGTAATTCTCGTCAGAATATAGTTGGCCGTGATAACAGTTGTGGGTTTGTCCGTCTGTCGCTTTAGGCTCCGCCGGACACGCTACTGAGTCTGCTAAATGCTTCCTTCGAATAAGGCAAAGTTACAGAAAAAAAATGACAAAGTCAATCGTTATAACTTAGCGAGTTATCAACGATGCCTTAAATATGGTTTGCATATATTTGTCCTATGACATTTGAGAATTACATACCGACAACTGACGAACTTCACTCTGCCGTAGGCCAATTGCTTACAAGTGATCACGGAAGTGATAGAGAGAAGATAGATGGATTGCTTATGATTAATGTCAATCTGCATTCTCAACTGGGTAGTGATTCGACAAAGACCGAGAAGGAATATGTTCGCAAGTTGAGCAGAATTATATTCCGGGCCATAAAGACTGTGGATAGACACATTGGAGAAAGTTTTATCAGAACTCAAGATGGACACCAAGACGAACCAAAAGCGACTTGATGAAAGAAACACCGAAGGGTTGTTTTATGTGACTTGGGATATGTTTGATAGTCCAGACTCACCAGGTAGCGGATACAACTTTATGGAGAGAGAGCCTGTGGTAATCTTTGAAGAGGTTGTCAGAAGAACAGGCAGGAAGTTTAAAGTAGAGCGAGCGTACATATCTAAAAGGTTAGCAGACAAGATGGGATTGCCGAGTAACAACTCCCACAGAGTTGGCAAGGCAATACAAGTAAGAGTAGTAGGAACAAAGAAAAGAATAGACGTGATCAAGAACCTTTGTCTTCTTGGCGTCACAAGAATAGCAGTATCGAGAGAAAGCATATACTTCGATACTGACGGCTTAAAGCCTGATGGCTTTATGCTTTGGTGATAACTGTCCCCCTCAGTTGTTTTTCTGTCTATGTGCGAGAGGCCATCCCAAAAGGATGGCTTTCTTGTTTCTTAATGAAATGTTAAAGTTTGTGCAATCGTTGCATATGTCTGAAATAAAAATTAGGTTTGCTCATCATTAACCATTAACACACAGAAAAATGAAAAAGAATGAAAAGATTTTAAACAGATTAATCACTTTGAAAGAAGCATTAATTAATGACCCAACAATGGGAATCGTTAAACAGAAGCGGGCCACAGGTCTTTCTACGTTTATGATTGGCACACTAAGAAAGAATGAGATTCTTGTTAACTACGGAACTCAAAGGAATCTTAATTGGCAATGGGTCGGAATATCACCTAATCTTAAAATGGCTGACAGGCTTGTTAAAGAGGGTATAGAGTACTCCAGACAGAATCGCGCTAAACTTATAGAAAGAGAGCAGAATAAAGCGAAGCAAGAAGAGGCGAGGGAAGCGCTCATCTTGAAAGGTACTACCAATGTAGATAGAAAGCCATTCATCCAGGCGATCATCAATGTTATGACTAAGTCTAACGGAGGCAGCTTAAACATCTCTTTGATTGACAACAAAGTTTCTATTCAGACAGACAAGGTAAACTTCACCACAACAGACGTTGTTCTATTTGAGGAAATCTTAAATACTATAGCGTAATGAGTGTACAAGAATGGGGTTGGATAGACGACCCGGAAAACGAGGTTGAGTTCACCTGCAATATGTGCGGTGAACCAACATACAAACAAGGATATTGTTCAACAGAATGTTTTGAAGCAGATATAGACGATGAGTGAAGAAAGAAGAGATTGGTGGAACTTGGGCCTTAATCCCATAACAGGATTTAAGGCTGAGCCACCAGAGCCAAATTCAGAGGCTGAGAAAAGATACTACCATCCATTAAGAACTATTAACACACAAATGCCAGAATGATGTACGACTTACTAAACTACAAAGAAGCAAGAATTTTAGCCCTACTTGATCACATTGCAAAGTTAGAGGCAGAGAACGAGAAACTTACCACATACATATTTGAGTTGTGTGATAAGGAATGTCCACAGGAATATAAAAACGTAGTAAAGAATGATGTATTTCACAATAGACAAACTTCAGATTCACTATAGCGAGGTCAAAGAGATTCTGTCTGACGCTATACAGAAAGCACCTGACAACGAGAACGTCATTAAACTGCGAGCAGGATTCCACTACATAATGAATCACCTGGTAGAGAACGAGATAAGACTCAACAAGGCAGAGATGGAAATAAACCACTTGTCTGCTCAATTACGAGAAGAAGTAAAAAAAACTTTACTACTAAACGACAACAATTCAAAATAATTTATTAACTTGCAACAAATAATTTTAAACACTATGGCACAAAAAACATTTCACGAGAGGGTAATCGCGGTTCAGACAGAACTGAAAGCACCTAAAAATCAGTACAACTCATTTGGGAAGTACAGCTACAGAAACCAAGAAGACATATTGGAATCCGTTAAGCCACTATTGGCTAAATACGGACTATCATTAACCATTACTGACGAGGTTAAATCTATTGAAGGCGCTTTGCCTTATATAGAGGCACGCGCCATCCTACACGCTCCTGATGGTAGCGTAGAAGCTAAAGCGCAAGCTGGTATTGATCCAAATCGCAAAGGTATGGACATAGCTCAATCATTCGGCTCATCTTCGTCTTATGCGAGAAAGTACGCTCTTAATGGCCTGTTCTTAATTGACGATACTAAGGATGCAGATTCAACAAACACGCACGATAAGACACCTGCGCCAAAAGCAGAGGCTAAGATGCCTTGGCTGAACGAAGGAACACCTGAGTTCGACAAGGTGAGAGCGTATATGCAAGGCGGTGGAAACATCGAAGAAGTAAGAAAGAAATACAGCGTATCTAAGGCTGTGGCAGATAAATTAACCAAATAACAAATATATTATGAGTCAAGAGAAAATCTATGTAGGGTCAGGAAAACAAGTGACCGGTAACTATGGTACATTCAGAAGTGTAAGCATTTGCTTGTCAGACTTGCCTGCTGAACACATCAACGAGTACAAAGGAAAGAAGTACATCAAGTTGAACATCAATGATAAGAAAGAGGCTGATGCTTATGGTAAAGATGTAAGCATTACGGTTGACACCTGGAAGCCTACCGCACAAGCTGCTCCTGCTGCTGAACAAGTAGCTGTAGCACAAGAGGTCTTATCAGACCTGCCGTTTTAGTTAGTTTTTAGTAGTGAGAAAGGGGGCTTAGGCCCCCTGATCACATAAAAAAGCACACATAATGATAGAACTCAGAAAATACATCGAATCGGGGGATTTAGATGCAGTATCAATACTATTAGAACAATATGAGAGTGAACTATATGTTGACCCAAATACACCTCTTGAGCATCCTCCGGTTGCCATCAGTTTTGGAACTCATAGCGTTTCAGGAAATATTTATCCCACTCCTATTGCCACATATGGTAACTTAGTGGTGATACAAGCACCACCAAAAAGTATGAAGACATATCTAACATCTTTACTCGTAGGCGCCTTTATGGAAGGAGGTACTACGCTTGGCTATGGGCCTATGAAAGGCCATAGCGATGGTAGAGATGTATATCACTTCGATACGGAGCAAGGTAAGTTCCACGCACAAAGAGTGTTCTCCAGAACGCACAGAATGGCTAAGAGACCTGAGAAAGGTTATTATCCTTATGCGCTAAGGTCATTGGATCACTTGGAGCGAAAAGAGTTTATAAAGTATTGCTTATTCCAAAAGTCAGAATCTGTAGGGATGTTTATCTTAGATGGGATAGCCGACTTAGTTTCTGACGTAAACAACATAGAAGAATCAAATGCCATAGTGCAGGACGTAATGCGATGGACACAGCAACTAAATTGCGTGGCCATCTGTGTCATCCACCAAAACTATGGTTCAGATAAGCCAACAGGACATTTAGGTTCCGCATTGCAAAAGAAAGCAGAGACAATGATAAAGGTAGAGAGAGATGGAATGATGGCGAAGATTTCGCCAAAGGACTCAAGGAACTTTCCGTTCGAGGAGTTTGTAATGAAGATAAATCAGCACGGATACCCTGAGGTAATTCCGAATGTAATCAGTCAAATATGATATTGAAGCTGGAGTTAAATATAAGGCCAACGCCACATCAGTCTGTCAGGTTCACCAGGGCAGGCAGGACATTCAAGCCTAAGAAAATAATGGATTATCAGTCTTACGTTCGTAAGTTGGTAGAGGAACAATTGCCCGCGGGATTCAGCATAATCCCTGCGGGCGTTCCCATTTTTATACGTCAGCTATCTTATCAGTACGAGTGGTCAAGTGCCACACCAAAGAAGAGAAGGATTGGGAAGGTTTACAAACCGACCAAGCCTGACCTACAAGACAATTTAAATAAAGCATTCTTGGATGCGTTAGAAGGCCTTGTTTACGAGCAAGACCAAAATATAGTGAGCATTAATGGACTTGAAAAATATTACGGTGATGGGGACAAGATCACACTAATATTGGAATACGATGCTTGAAAAACTTGCAAAGCACCACGACCTATGGGTCAAGATGTTAATCAACTTGGGTTGTAACTATCAGACTGCCCAAGACCTGACTCAGGAGATGTACATAAGAATGCATCGTTTGGTCACAGATGAAAAGAAGATAATGTACAATGACGAGGAGGTAAATCACATCTTTGTTTATGTTACACTAAAGAATATGTACTTCGATTACAAGAAGGCTAAAGGCAGATACACGTTCTTTGAGTACTTAGAGTCAGATGATGTGGATTACGAGGCTGATGAGCGCTTTATAGACGACCAGGTGGACTTTGACCTGCCTGACGGATTTGAGAGCCTTACAGAGGAGATATTGAAGGAAATAAAGACTTGGCCAAGATACGATGTGATATTGGCATCTATCTACTTCAAGACTGATTATTCACTAAGGGATATAGCTACTGGCTCCGGCATAAGCCTCACCAGCATCTTTAACTCCATAAGGAACTACAGAGCCAAGCTAAAGGAAAGGCTTGGTGAAGATTACGAGGACTATTTAAATGGTGACTGGCATCTTATCGGTAAATTAAAAGATAACGACAATGAAAACTAAAGAACATTATGAAGCGCTTGATAAGCGCAGTAGAGAGTACAAAGAGTGGAAGAAAGCACAAGAGGCCGCTCCAAGCGGACTCGGTGATACTATCGAGAAAATCACAGAGGCTACAGGTATCAAAGCAGCTGTTAAGTTCTTGGCAGGAGAAGATTGTGGTTGTGATCAGAGAAAGGAAAAACTGAACAAGATATTCCGCTATGAGAAGCCTGAGTGCTTAACTGAAGAGGAATACAACTATTTGGCACAGGAGATGGCTACTATAAAGAATGTAGTGTCAGGTCAAGTCCAAAAGAGAATGACGCAGATTTACAACAGAGTGTTTCATCAGAACAAGCAAGCCACTTCTTGTGGGTCTTGTTTTAGGTCTACCTACGAGGCGCTCAGAAAGCTAATGAATGAGTATAACTAAGAATTGGAAAGAGGCTGACCTTTTCGAGTGGTTGGTGTTAAACATATACCCCGACTTGGTTAAGTCTAAAAATCAGATGTCCAGGTGGGATTGTTACTCGCCTGAAGCATTTCACCGAATAGAATTAAAGTGCAGGAGAACCCATTACGATGAACTACTATTGGAGAAGAAGAAATATGATGCAGTATTGGAGGAGTGTCACCGACACCTTGACATACCTATTTATATTAATTCCACTCCTAATGGTGTTTACTCTTTTAACCTTCTTATTGTGGATGCTAAATGGGAGGTTAATCATAAGAACCCAGCGACAACGGAGTTCTCCAATACGAGTAAGGTAGCAAAAGAAGTAACATATTTAAACATAAACCAAGCAACAAAACTATTATGAAAGGAGCAAAATCAAGCAGAGTAGACGAACTTTACTCAAGATTAGAATCACTTGAAAGGTTGGCGATGATCACCTTTGAGATGGCAAACAAGACGAGGCACATAATGACTCGGCTTGAGGGATACCAAGAGGCTTACGATAAGTATCAAGAGGATGCAGATAAGGTTAGAGAGCCACAGGAGTTGAACATTGATTTAACAGAATACAATGCAGAAGACGATAGCAATAGAGCTTGATAACTTTGCTAAGGACGTAGAGCAGAGATTCTCGAGGCAGGACAGGGAAGGTAACTTTAACAATGAGTCATTCAAGATTAAAGAAATAATTCCAACGAGTGATTTGACAGCAACCGTTATATTTGAAAAGACGTCTGGTAAAACAGCTGCATTCTTTTTCTACTATATAAACAGGGGCGCGTCTAAAGGATGGAAGTATTTTGTTCCAACGGATAGCCACATTACGGGAATGAGGGCTTTTGAGTACTACAAGTTAAATGTTGAA